CTATGTGTTAGCGGCTACTTTATCAGAATTTATTGTCTTTGTGACAACCTTGTTCACATACGAATTTAAGTAGTAACTATAACGACCATCTTTGAGTGGAGGGTCTATTTCTCCTTTCTTAATTCTGTCGTAAAAAGTTACTTCAGTCATTTTCATGCGTTGAGCAAACTCTTTAATCGAAACCCGGCGCTCATCAGTTATCGAAACCTGACGTTTGATCTGCTGAAGTTCATCAAGAATTCTATCAAGCATATTTTGTTCAATAATTATTTTGCTCACATCAACCTCCTTCAGCTTCTTTAACTGGTGGCTTTGGTAGCGGCATCCAGTGACTAGGATTATCTTTATGAAAATTTGCCCAATAATGATTTAGATCTTCATCTACTGTCATATAGTCCTTTTCAGGTTCTACATCTGGTGAATCAGACCAGCAAATAAGGACAGTCTGATCGATTGGTGGCTCTTTAACTAAAACACTTACCCAACCTTCGTCGATTTTATTAAACTGAGCTTTGAGTGAGTTGATTTCGGCTTGTTTGTTGGCAATATCAACATTCAGCATATCAATTTCGGCCTTTTGAACCTTTGCAATATCAAATAATGTATTGATTGCGTTATGCACTGTCTCGCGCTGCTTATCCAAATCAATCATGGCTTGGCTCCTTCAATCATGGCTTTGTTTTTAGCAACAATAGCCAGACATTCTTCATATGTTCCAACGTGAAATGAATCTCGAATTAACATTCCACCGTCATTTTTAGCAATCCAAGTGCCATATAGTTTTTCTGTTTTAATATGAGCCTGATGATGTTTGTTAATTTGCATAACTCCATCAATATCAATGCAATCTCCCAAGCAATCAAAATCATGTTCTTTACTAACAAAATTTTCAGGCTCTTCATCATCTTGCCAAAATTGGGTGATACTCGATTTTGGTACAACTACATACTCATCACCCAACACTTCACACAACACCCCAACATCACACACACTCAAAGTGACACCCGTTCCATTTTTCCGACTCTGCTGAAGACGCTTTAACAATGCGTCAGCGTCTTGCTTTAGTGTTTGTTTGATTTCGTTCATTGTGCTGCTCCAATAATTACTTGCTTGCGTCGCTCTAACTCATTCAGAAAAAGATCAACACGGGCATCAATTTCTTGAATTACTTTCTCATCTCGATACAGGCGTTTTATGAAAATAGGCATTGAAGGGCAGTAGCTTATAAAGTCAATCCATTCTCGCTCTGCTGTCCAAAGCCCACCCATGCACTGCATATAGTGTTCGCTTGGAATCTCTCGTTCATATAAAACTTGAGCTTGATACTTTGGCAACTTTGATTTGATTTCTGTCAAACCATTTGACCCAATAAGACCATCTGGGCTATAACCAATTTTTTCACCAATAATGAAACCGCAATTCTGAATCTCAATATCATGTTCTAACTGGTAAAGCTCAATTGCTAAAGGTTCATGAGAATGTCCACGCTCAGTATGAAATCCTGAATAACTCTCTTTTGGTTCACCAGTAATTTGCTCGCCAATCAACTCATACATGTAAGTGATTGCGCCCTTACCAAATATATTTTTTCCAGTGCCTTTTGAGAAAACTGATTCAAGTTCTGAGCATGTGATTAAACCCGCTCTTGCTTGCAACCATTCCTCCGAGCCTTGCTCACAGTTAAGTATTTGCATTGCCATTTCCCTGCTTAATCAATTTATTCAAAGCAGATTGAGCTTTAGCAAAAAGAGATTTATTAATGTTCTCAATAGAGCCAAACTGTTCAAAGAATAATTGTTGTTGGAAATTATCAAGGCGATCAAACAAGCCTTTAAGCATTAGAATTTGTTCGCCAGTCATTGGGCAGAAAGGTTTTGCAGCGAAACCGTTATCATCTTCTTTAGCTGTTGTGATATTGAGCATTGCACACAAAGTATAACGCTTGCCGTAACTGACGCTTGAGCCAAGAGCTTGAACTGCATTCTTGGAGCCAGTTGTGTCAGCGCTCAACTCCATGCTAGTGCTTTCGCGATGACCATCTTTATGCATGAGCACACAGGTAACTTTTACTTTGTTTGTTTCTGGGTGCTCTACCCGGAAAGATGTAGCAAATCCATGTTTTGAGAGGATAGGGCGTACTACAGCATCAATTGTCTCGAGTGCCGCATAAGTAACATTATGGCCAGTTGAAGTTTCTGCAATCACAGGTATCTCTTGAGCCATCATTGCAAAGTCACGATTAAATGCCATTTCAGCTTGTTTGGCTAAAACACGTTCTTGCATGTCGAGCATCTTCTCAATTACAGCCATATCAGGAGTAGGGCTGCTTAATACTTTTTCAACCAAACTAAAAAGTTGGTTATTTTGATCTTGATGTATCACTGGTGCATTCATTTCAACTATCCTTCTAATACTTCACGCTTAGTTTCTTCACCGTATGATTTAAGCCATTCATTCAGCTTCTCAGCCTGCTTTGGTGTTAGCTTGAAGCTCATTCCGGCAAATGCAGAAACTTCGCTTACATCTGCAACTGTGGCCAGCGTATTGCAATCCACTTCGATATATTCGTAGTCAATATCAACTGCATTTTGCGGATCGACAGTGTTGTTATACTCAAAACAATCGGTTTTGATTGCACCAGTGATGAAGCCAGCGACATAAATCGGCGTGATAGTTCTAGCAACTTCAAGTGAAAATAGAACCTGATCGTCTTTGACTTCAAAATCATCATGTAGCTCAAGATCGGGAAAGCTTGGTGCGTAAATCTCAGGCTTACGAAGCATCATGTTCATTTTGAGTGCTCCTCAATGACCTGTAATCTGTATGCTTTCCCTTCAACTGCAAAACATAAGCAAATTTCTTCTTTCAAGAGGTGTTGAGCAACAGCACTAACTGCTGTATCAGTGACATCATCTTTCTCGCCAACAAACATTTGTGTTTTGGGATTTACACGACCAGCATAAATACGACCAGTCAGCATTGACGACATAACCTTGATTGGATTCTTATTCATTTCTGATCTCCCGCAAACTGAGCCTGATAAGCCTTAGCTTTCTGAGCTTGAAAATCAGCGTCATTGGCACATGATTTCAATCCGGTTACTGTCATAGCAGCAACAATCACAAACAGGCTTGCCATGGCTAAACCGGAGCTGTTGTGTTTTTCTGGTTCTTGTTTCATAATGACCTCACTCGTTGAGTAAAGCTCCGTCCGCCTGCAAGTGTTCGGAGCTTTTTGTTGTCTGTGAGATCATAGTAAGTTAACTTACCAATAACGTCAATATAAAAGTAACTTTGATTACATTATTTTTTAATAGACTTACTTTTTTATGTTTTAATAGATAAAAGAAAACCCGACACTGGGTCGGGTTATTTGGAGCTTATTATGAATCAAGATCAAACATTTCAGCTTATTCTTGCTTTAGTAAATCAAGGTTATACAGACCCGGAAGAAATAGCCAGAATTATCAAAACCATATCAGAAAAAATATTCTAATCCTCTTTAGGGGTGTACTCATACCCCTTGGCAACATTGTGACATTCAGAATAAAGTTTCAACCAGTAATCTCTAGACTTTTGTTGATCTGCAAAATCTTTATTCTGACTCATCACATGGCCGATTTCTTTATTGGCGATTAATACCATCAAATCATAGGCAACACGAGCTTGAGAATTATCCTTTAGCTCCAGAGGGCCATTAAAAACCACTTTATCTGTCATTACATTTCTCCACCCGATCTATTGTTAAGACTGTGTCGGGTTCACAGTTTTTATTAATATTTAACTTCGCGATTGTGTCTCACAACTACGCCAATAATTGATATTTCAATTTGTAATGAATTAAGTGTTGGAAAATCAGTATTTAGAGGAACCAATTCAATAATATCCACACCAAACTCATTTACACCAATAATTCGATATTTTTTAAAAGTTGTTCTAGCAATACCATGTTGTACCTCTTGAGCAATAACAAGTGAACCTGGTTTTGCTTCAAGCGATCCATCTACAATTATTTCATCACCAGGCATAAACTCTGGGGCCATACTTAAGCCTTCTACCTTTAAGGAGAATACACACTCGGGGCGTGCTCCTTCATAAGTAGTCCAGCTAGTCCCCAAAGGATTAATACCGTCATAACCAACTTCATGAAATAGACCAGCTTGAACATAGTCTAGTAATGGCACTTGTACGAGAGGGGTATTTACAAAGGTTACATTGCTTTCACCCAAGTCAATTTTCTTCGGTGCCTGCTCATCACCTTTTCCAGTTAAAAGCCATTCAGGTGATGTTGTTAGCGCCTTAGAAAGTAGAACCAAGCTTTCATGTTTTGGAGTGTTTTCATCTTTCTCCCAATAAATAACAGAAGTTTTTGAAACACCCACCGCATCAGCTAATTGTTGCTGTGTGAGCTTCTTTTCCTTTCTTAAACTTTTAAGTCTACTTCCTAGCGTTTCCATCTTTACAACACCATTGATTTGTAAGTTATCTTACCAATTGACTTGGTAAGTTTTATGTAGTTTAATTAGGTAAGTTAAATTACTTTAAGGGTAACTTAGATGACTAAATCTGAAGCTTTAACCCTGCTGGACTGCACTGTTACTCAGTTGGCAGAGAAACTAGGTATTTCACATAACGCTATTAGCCAGTGGTCAGAAAGAAAAATCCCTTTGGCCCGTGAATACCAAATCCGAGATCTGGCAAGCGGTAAAGAACCAATAAAACGAAATGCTGCATCAGCTTAGGAACAACCATGAGCAAATTATCAAGTGAATTGTCGTCAACTGCACTCAACAACGTATCGGTCATATTGCAAGCACTGAATGCAAGTAACCAAAGAAACGTTGCCGAGTCTCTGAAAGTAGATGCAAGCACTTTATCAAGAATGAAAAATGATAAGAAATCCAATGACTTGACTGACATTGAGTTTTTTGCGGGATTGTTGAGTTCTATTGGGTTGAAGGTAGTTCCGGAGAGTGATGTGTATTGCTCGCCACAAATTGCTGAAGCAACAAGGGTAATGCTGGCTCAGGCTTTTACATCGCCAGAGTACATGCGGATTTTATTCAAATAAAAAAGCCTGATTTCGTGGATCAGGCTCGATGTTCAATGAGGTAAATCAAGTGAACAAATCAAATTTAGCACACAAGCATGAGCCACCTCAAGGCAAAGTGCTTAATTTTCCAAAACAAGAGCGTAAGGCTATGTCAGAGAAATTCGACAAAGGCTACGTTATGTCTAGTCGGCTTTATCGAAATGAAGTTAAGCCATTTCTTGGTGATGCTGCTCGTAACGTGTATGCCGAGCTAGAGGAATACATCAGTGGATTCAATAAGGAATCTGACTTTGTTAGTTATTCGCAACTTCAAGGGCGAAAGATAGAGGGTCTTGAAGATCATATCCGCAAGTTGAGCACAGCTACTGTACGTGCTGGCTTGAAACAGCTTATCGACCTAGGTGTTATTTCAGTTATTGCAACTAATCCGAAGCTTGGAAACAAGTACAAATTAAATGAAATTTCACTGGTTGATCACTTTAGTAATAAAAGCACTTTAGAAACTAAACCACTTCAGAAACTAAAGCGCACTACTTTAGAAACTAAAGCACAGACCACTTTAGAAACTAAAGACACAATAGATATTATTTATAGATATTTAATTATAGATAATTATATTTACTCGCTTCGCTCAAACAAACCACTTGAGAATCATTTTTTTGTTTATCAGGAAAACAAGAAACAGGTTTTTCTTGAACAACAAAAACTAGAAGCTGAAGCAAAAAACCAGGCGGAAAAGGAACGCAAAGACAAAGTTCGTAAATTGGGTTTTGATGAAGTTATTAAACTTACAAAAAACACTTTTGCAAATCTTTGTGACTTAGAGCTATGGGAACAGTACGTAGCTAACCGTTCGCAACAAGCGAAATCTAAATTAACCAAAAACGCTCTCAATACGATCTACAAGGATTTTATTGAGTGGGGTTTTGAAGGTTCAAACCAATCCCTAAAAACATCTATCACTGGTAATTATCAGGGTCTATTCGCACCAAAACAACAATCTCAAGGTTTTGTTAAGCAAAACCAAGCATCAACTCGCATGTCTGAAATACAAGCTCTAATCGAAAAAGAGGAGTCTGGTCATGAACAGTATGGTTTCTAACGCTCAACAATCAATTCAGCCAGTCAACTCTGCAAAAGTGGTTGGTATTTTCAAGGCAATCGCACCGCGCTCTTTTGAGAAAACTTTTGAGGGTATTCCTACTGAGCAAATCAATCATGCTATGAAAATTTGCCTTGATGGACTTACTCATGAGCAAGTCAATGTTGGCTTATCAATGGTGCGTGATAACGGTTTTTGCCCTGATCCTGCAATGTTCCGCAAGTGGTGCTTAGGGATTACAGGCTTTGGCACTGAGCAACAGCGGGCAGTTGATTCATTCAAGAAAAAACATGCTGCTTTGGCAGATATCATCAAGTGGCGTGTTCACAATGATTCACCTATCACCAACGCAGAGAAAGAGGCCTTTGATCGTTGCTATCAAGGATTTTTAAATCTTGATTACGCAACAAACTTTGAGCGTGCATCTCACAATGTTTATGAAGCATTTAAAGAGAATTACGTTGAAGTTGTTAATGAGTTTGTAGCAAAGGGCATATGCCAAGAAATTTGGGTAAAGCCAGCAGCGATACCTGTTAAGACTGATTGGGCTGATTTTGGCGAAGACAAGCCAGTAGTTCAAACAGAAGAAGAAAAACAAAGAGCTAAAGAATATCTCGATAAGTTAAAGGCTCTTATCAAGCGACCTGCTGGCTTAAAAGAGCAAGGAGGTGCGGCATGACAGTTCAAGTTCGTGTTACCGAGATAGATCGATCTAAAAAACAATTAATCGTTGAGGCATATAAGGGTGATCAAAAGATATTCAAAAGCTCAATGCCTTACAAAATTGAAACCAGAACACATATTGAAACGCTACTCAAAAAGGAACTCAAGAAGTTCAACAATGCCACATGGGGCGGAATGAGTGTTGTTTTTCTATGTCGTATTGAGGTGTTGTCATGAGAGATGCAAAAGATAATCAAACTCTTGATTGGGTTGAAGAATTAGGCGTTGCCAAGTATGAGCAAAAAATCAATCACGGCACCTTATACGCATACAACAAACACAAGTGCAGATGTGATTTTTGCAAGGAGGCTAAATCAATAAGCAATCAGCGCGCCGCGCTCAAGGCAAAGATTAAAGAAAATCAGGTCAACGGGAATTCACGTACACCATTGCTGGTTGCTGGAGGTGCTGCATGAAAAACAACAAGCCCGATCTGGTGCATGTCTTTGATCAAGCAACTCAGATCATTCACTTGAGTTTAAAAACCAGAGCGCGAATTGGTTCTGAAACGCTCACAGAAAAACTCGGAATAAGCAAACGAGCAGCTCAGCGTTATTTAAAGAAATTGGAGCAATACGGGTTTTTGGTGGGTGATGACGCGGTGCCAAAAGGTTATCTACCTTCGGACAAAGCTAAACAAATGTTTTGGGTGGCGATATGAATAAAAACGAGCAGTTGGACCAGTGGTGCAGGGGTCGACATGGGCGAGCCCATCAATTAGCAAAATACTTAGGTGTTAGTGACCAGTACATCAGTGATCTAAGACAGAAGAAAGCAGGGATTTCGGATGCTAGATGGGAGCAATTATTGAATGTGATGGAGGCAATAGTATGAGCATCGAAAAAACTTTAGAAGAACGCGGCACCCGATACGGTGATTTTAAGGAAGTTGCTGAAACGACATACCAATTACAGGAAGTGCTTAAGCGTTCACAAGCATCGCGCATGACCTCAAGCCAGATTATTGCATTCGACATGATCTGCAACAAAATGGCTCGGATTGTGTGTGGAGATCCTAACTACATCGACAACTGGCATGACATTGCCGGGTATGCAACTTTGATTGAAAAAGAATTGCAGGGAGAAGGCTAATGAACGTACACAAGTTTGTTGCAGAAAAAGGGATTGATAAAGCAAAGCATGTTTTAGAGGGTGCGCCTGATTGGGCTGTTTTTTGGATAAGTCGAGATCAGTATCACGGGAACATTATTAGCTTTCCAAATATGACTGGTCATTACTCAATTAAACTTTCAGAACTCAAACAGGTGGTTGAGTCGGTTGAGATTGTTGATCGCCTTTTTGGCCTAGATCAAGCAAAGCACACAATGGTAATCGCTAAGGAAATTGGCTACACAAGTGATTATGAGCAGATAAAGCAAGCCATCGCAGACTACAAACTCGTTGAGTCTTATAAATCAAGCAACGGTCAAGCAATAAATCATTCTTGTGTATCAGATTTTAATGAAAACGAGACTCTAGGTTATTTGTCTATCAAACAAAATAGTCAAGTCGAAGTCTTAGACATGGTCGATGTTAGCCCGCGTTGTGAGGTGAGAAATGGATAAGTGTAAACATGGTTTTGATCACGCATGTCTAATTTGTGGATTTACTCATATTGATGGTAAGAAAGTCTGGTTTGACTGGGCATGGCAAGAACAGCAAAAGCAGATTGATGAACTTAATCAAAATAATGAGAAATTGTGTCTTGATCATGCTGCTTACAATAAGGGAGTGAAAAATATTATTCAGGAAAAACTAAAACAAATAGAAGGAAGGGATTTCACTATTGCAGCAATGGAACGATCTTTTGTTTTAGCTAATGCGAAAGTTGATGAGTTGCAGGCGCGGTTGGATGCAGCATTAAAAGAGACTCAACATGCTTTACGGTATGTGGAGGAGGATATGCGTGGTAATCATGAGTTTCTACAAATGGCCATGATTCGAACATTTAAGTCTTTAGCGCAAGCACTCAAAGGCGGTGAAGTATGAAAGATTTTGGATTAGCAATCATTTACGGCACTGCTTTATTTCTGACATTTAAATATGGGTGGAGATGGTTTAAAGGCGAGCTATCGACAGTAGCAATTTCTGAATGGTTCAGCAGGGGGTTCTTCTTTGCTTGGGGTGTGATTACAGCAACTTTAGTTTTGTTTTTGGTTATCAAGCTGATTACGGAGTATGTCAAATGAACACAACATTCAAAGAAGCTCAACGCATTCAATCAAAGAAGATTGCACGCTCTAAAAAGTTCAATCGTGTGCCGACGGAAGACCAGGAGCAGATGACAGTCATGTCATGGGCACATAGAACAAAGTTTAAAGATGGTCGGTTGAGTGATTACCTGTTTCATATCCCGAACGGTGGCTCACGGAACATCATTGAGGCCACCAAGCTTAAGAAAATGGGTGTGAAAGCAGGCGTTCCAGATTTACAGCTCATTGTGCCAAACGGTGAAGTACACGGACTGTGGATTGAATTGAAAGCGCAAAAAGGCAAGTTGCAGCCGAGCCAGCAAATCATGATTCAGCGATTAGAGGCCCAAGGTTATATGTGCAAAGTCTGTTTTGGTGCAGATGAAGCAATCAGTGAGATTAAGAAGTATTTGATGTTGGAGGCCGCGTGATGAGTTTAGTCAAAACTTGGGATAAAGAAATCAAAGGCAATTTGTACGCAGTTGGAGACATTCACGGATGCTACAACTTGCTTATGAACCGCCTCAAAGATATTGGTTTTGATTTTGAAAATGATCTCTTGGTGGCGGTCGGTGATTTGGTGGATCGTGGAGCTCAGAATCAGGAGTGTGTAAATCTAATTGATCAGCCTTGGTTTACTTCAGTAAAGGGTAATCATGAAGACCTAACAATCATGGGGCTTATTAATCCATCTTATTACCAATGCCACATTCAGAATGGAGGCGAATGGTTTTATGAACTTGAATATAAAACCCAACAAGACATTGTTAAAAAGCTCAAAACCCTACCAATTGCATTAGAGGTTACTCATAAGGGAAGAAAGTTTGGTTTTGTTCACGGACATATTGAGCAGAACGATTGGGATGAATTTAAGGCTGAGCTTAACGATTTTGACCAAGCTCAATACATCATAAACAGAAAGCGCTTCCCCACTGAAATAGCAATGTGGGGTCGAGAGCGTCTTGATCCTGATAATCAGCAGTACACTCATGTAGCTGGTGTGGATGCTGTAATTATGGGACATACAGTCACCAATAAGCCTTGCAAGCGAGACAATTGCTACTGGATAGATACTGGTGCAGTTCACTGGGGAACTTTGACAATTCTAGATCTGAGCAAAATCTAAGGGGAATGGCATGAATGCAGTAGTAACACCAGCAATGGACTGGACAAAATACACAATTGACGGATGGTTAGAGCAGTTCGGCGCGTGGTGTGAAACTGTGCGCATGAAGGGTGGTGATTTGCCAGATGGATTACATGTGAATCAAATCTTTTGGTTGATGCGTGAAGCTGGTAAGCCAATGGGAACGAGCAAGTGCTACATACGCTGCGAGATAACAGATTTTGAAGCAGATCAGATTCAGAATTTACTTCGCAGTATCTTCAAGTCAGATTCAGTGGATTTTCAGGCCAAGTATGCAGTGATGTGCCTAGTAAAGCATAAGGTTGAGAATCGGAGTTTGGTTGCGGTCGCTGCACTCACAAATCAGAGCAAGCAGATGACACATACAATGATCAACTGTGCCAGATTTTTTATTCATTCTCGTGATAATCGATTAAAAATCTGAAAGGTATTGACTGGTCGACCGCGTAATGGTACTTTTATGTTATAGTGCGCTTGAGTAGTCAGGTTCACTAGCTCTATTCAAAAGCTCATCATTCGATGGGCTTTTTTATTGCCTATTGAAAAGTGAGAAGAAGAATGGCTTGGCTATCAAACCGACATGCACCAACTAAATCAAATCAATTATGTGTACTAGCAATCAAAGTTGACAGTGAGTCAATTGATTACCTGCCTGCTGTGTGGGACATATGTGATAGTGAAGATAAACATTTCACTCTTACAGTTGATCGTCCAGATCTTGGCGACATTATCAAGTTAGATCAAGTTGAAGCTTATATGATTTTTCATCCTCTAACTATTGAAGATAAAAAGCATTTCTAAAAGCTTTCGCTACGTTTCCTTTGCGTTTCTGGAGGTTCACATGCTTCAGTTACTAAAAAGATTACTCTGCTTCCACTTTTTCACATCAAGAACAGATGATGGACACGTTATCTTAAAGTGCAGTAAGTGCGGAAAAGAAAAAGATTGGTTTGATATGTAGTTATGCCCTGCCACTGGTGGGGCTTTTTTATGCGCCATTCGTCTAATTGGATAAGACATCATAATTCTAGTGTGATTGATGCGGGTTCGAGTCCTGCATGGCGTGCCAATTAATTTAGAGAAGTGATTTAGGGTTGGGCATTCCTGGCTGATCACTTCATTTAAGTTAAGTGAATTAGGGTGCATATGAATCGAAAACAAAAGAAAGCTAAGCGTTTAAATGCAAAAGCACATACACAAAAGCAAGCTCAGATTTACATGACTCCAAAAGAAAAGCAGGAAATCTATGAGTGGAAAACTGCTCACAATGATCTGCATAACGAATTCACGGAAGTTTTTGAAGAATCGAGGTTCATTCAAGGTTTTAAGGTCGGCACCTGTATTGCTTATCTTGTAGGAATTATCTGGATATTTTGGCATTTCTTGGGGTGAGCATGGATCTAATCGAAGCAAAGAAGAATCTCGAAACGTATCGAATGAATCTCATACGTCTCGAAAACTACAATCATCAATACAGCACACATAAGTTTAAAACGGAATGTGAGCGCGAGATTAAAACGTTACGTGAACGTATTGGGAATTTAGAAGATGCGCTCAGCAAAGCGGCTAAACGCAATAAGAAAGCTGCCGTGTGTACGATGCGGTGGTCTTAACGCGCAGGCAGCACACTCAAATAGCTCGAAGCATGGGAAAGGCAGAGGTATTAAAAGTTCAGACGCCTTTACAGTTCCGTTGTGTGCAAGTTGTCATGCTGCATTTGATCAGTACAGGTTAGGCACAAGGCAAGAATCAGAAGGAATGTTTGAGCAGTGGCTAGAAAAGACTGAGCGGATGCTAAAAATAGATACAAAATATGATGATGTTTTTTAATTAAATCATGCGGTTATGGTATAATTTACTCATTGTTTTAAGGATGTGTATCATGAGTTTAAGAATCGAATTTGAAAATGACATGAAGGATTGGATTGAGGCTTATGGTCGTCCTACCTTCGATGAAGAATTGGGTTTGTATCAAGAAAAAGAATGGCAACTTGCATGGGTTGCATATCGAAGAGCAAAGAAAGTTAAATAATTAATCAAGCCACCTTCGGGTGGTTTTTTATTGAGGTGACGCATGAAAGCACAAACATTCGTCATCAAGTCATTTTCTGACGTTCAGCGTGTATATGCTTATCTCGGGCAGCATCATGGTGCCGCGGCAGGTGATGGGAAGCCGTTAGTGGTCAATATTCAAGAAGACGACAAGGACAGATCAAAAGCTCAAAATCGACTTTATTGGAAATGGCTCACACAATGGGCCAAGCATCATGGCTCAGATAAGAACACAGAGCATTTGTACTTCAAGAAGAAGTTCTTATCAGTCATCTTTTATCGAGATGATGTGGGGCAGTACAAGAAAACATTCGATGCTGTGAGACTATTGAGAGATCAAAAGCATCCGGCTTATGAGCAAGTAGCAGCAGGACTAAACGAGCTGATCAGCACGACAGATGCAAGTGTTATCCAGTTCACCGAGTACCTGAACGATATTCATGCGTTTTGTAATACTCAAGGTTGTTGGTTAGAGACGCCAGAGGATTTGATGTACGTATTGGAATAGTGAAGAGGCTGAGATATATTGTTTTTTCTTTAATCATTACAAGAAGGAAAAGCAATGTTTGTTCAGCATGATGAATATCTAATTAATACATCAAATATTAACTTCATTAAATTAAATGAAAAGGCTTTAAAGGTTTATGTGTACTTTGGGCCTACTGGTGAAGGTAATGGCGGAGGAATGATTTCTCTGAGTTGTGAAGATGAAGCAGAATATGAAGAATTGATTGCCAAGTTAACTAAGTAAGAACAACCGCCCAAGTTGAACTGACCCCATAAAGTTGGACAGTTTTTCAGGCGGTTAAACAGGATTGAGTTCTGTATTCAACTGGACTCAATCCACCCAATTTCATCTTAATTCGTTCGTTATTGTAGTAATAAATATATTCATCAATACTACATTTTAACTGGTCAATATTGTCAAACTGCTGCAAATAAAATAGTTCAGATTTTAATAATCCGAAGAAGTTTTCTATTACAGCATTATCTAAGCAATTGCCTTTGCGCGACATGCTTTGTTCTATGCCAGTTTGTTTAAGTCTGTTTTGATAGCTCCTCATTTGATATTGCCAACCTTGATCAGAATGCAGTATCGGTGAGTCTTTTGAACCCAATCTCATAAAAGCCATATCAACCATTTTTGCTATCATTTTCTGGTTAGGTATTTCAGTGGATTGCCATGCAATCACTTCACCATTAAACAAATCCAATATCGGGGAAAGATATAACTTTTTGCCATGAACATTAAATTCAGTAACATCCGTGACCCATTTTTGATTGGGTTTGGTAGCGTTAAATTTTCTATCAAGCAAGTTGGGCGCTGTTTTCCCATAAGCACCTTTATATGATTGATATTTCTTGCATCTAATTAATGCTGTTAGCTTCAATTGCCGCATTAATCGTTGTACGGTTTTGTGGTTAATAGCGTAACCATAACGCTTTAACTGGCAGGTAATTCTACGATAGCCATAACGTCCTTTATGGTGTTGGTAGATCATCTGAATATGTTGTTTTATTTGCTCGTATTTATCGGGCCTTTGTAACGCCTTGCTCCAGTAATAAAAAGTGCTGCGAGCTAATTTCATGATGCTCAGCAGACTATCTAGACGATATTGTTGCCTTAATTCAACGATGATTAGCGTTTTTTGCTGTTGGGTGACTGTTGCTGAATCAAGGCATGCAACTTTTTTAAACAGGCATTCTCAGCACGTAAATAATCTAACTCACGTTGCATTTCTTCAGGACTGAGAGTTGAGGAGCTTTTATTAGTAGGTAGTGACTTTGTTATTGTTAGCTTCATTGCAAATGGTCTCCCTCTTTTTTTGGGTATTAGGGCTTGCAAACCACCTTCATCATAACATCGCTCCCATAAACTGACAGAAGATACAGCATGGATATTAAAATGCGCAGCAGTTTCACGCATAGATAAACCATGTTCGCGCATATATAAAATCACAGATTCTTTAAATTCTGGCGTGAAATTTACTTGTGGTGATTCTAATCCTGAAACACCGTACTTTTTATATGCAGCAACCCAAACGCGAACAGCAGAATGGTTTGTCCCAAACCTTTTGGCTGTAGCTTTTTGTCCTCCCTGTCCAGATAGAAAATATTCTACGACAGAGAGTTTAAATTCTAACGTATACCGTCCCATGTGAATGCACCTCATCAGTTGGAGTTTTATGTCCAATTTTTGGGGTGCAGTTCATTCGGGTGGTTTTTTAATGAGTGAAATGTGGTAACTGATCCCTTTTTAAGCTAACCTCATTAAGTCTACTTAATGGGGTTTTGACGTGAAAATAATAATTTTAGGATTGGTTGTTGGGTTGGGTTTGGTGGGGTGTGGCAAAAATGAGCCAAGTACCGCCGAGTTGAATTCATTCAAAGAAATGAAAGCCCAAGAGTCAGTTAAAGCTTTATTGAAAGATCCAGATTCTGCCAAGTTTCAAAATATGAATGGAATGTGCGGCGAGGTGAATTCAAAAAACTCTTTTGGTGCATATAATGGATTTAAAAGATTTATTGGAACTCCAGATTTGACTATTATAGAAGGGGAAAACCCTGATATAGATCAGGCAACATTTGATGATGTTTGGAATAAAATTTGCAAATAGATAGTAGATTAGATAAAGCACCTTAGGGTGCTTTTTTTAGATCATTTTGTGCTTTTTGATAACTCACTTTCCTTTAATTTTACAAGTTGAAGTAAATGGTTTTGAGTTTTGATTAACTCTTCTTGAATAGCTTCATTTTGCTTAAGTTGAAGCATTAATCGCTCTTGCATTTCTACATTTCGAGAAAAAGCCTCAATGTTATGTAAGTGGTTCTCTTCAATTACAGCCTGTCTTTCAGAAAGCTCAAAGCTTTGCTCAAGACGAGCGACCATCTCAGCACTCTGTGAACGGTTATTCTCTTCCGCGGATTTCTCAATTTTTTCTTTTAATTCAGGCGGTACACGCAATCTAACTATAGTATGGTCAGTTTGATTACTCATTAAAAAAACCTCAATGCCACAAATTGTGGTAAATATTTCATGATAGGTATTTACATTACCACAAAGTGTGGCTATATTTATTAAAAGCCACAAAGTGTGGCATCAAGAGGAGGAAGCATGAAAGATAAACAAAAAGATTCAACTGATGTGCGATTTCGGTTGACTAATGAATTGCATGAGCCATTAAAGCAAATGGCAAAGAAAGAGCAGCGTTCAATGAATTATTTAATGAATAAGGCAGTTGAACTTTTAATTAAACAACAGAGTGCGAAAGCATGAAATCAACAGACAACAAAAAAGCCCCTGAATCTTGGCGGATGCGGAGCTTAATTGATTGTCAAACATTAGGAAAATATTATGACTTCAAATAGTTTACAACAAATCACAGTGCCTTTCCATAGTGCAGAACTATATTTAGTTGAGCATAATGGACAACCATATACAGCTATGCGCCCCATTGTTGAAAATATGGGGTTAGATTGGAAAGCACAATTAGTTAAGATTAAACAAAGGTTTAGTTCAGTTGTGGGGGAAATCACCACAACTGGTAAAGATGGCAAGCAATACCAAATGCTATGCCTTCCACTGAAAAAGCTTTTCGGTTGGTTAATGACAATTAGCCCAAACAAAGTAAAACCAGAGTTACGTGAGACCATCATCATGTATCAAAATGAATGTGATGATGTTTTATGGGACTACTGGATAAAAGGTAAGGCAACAAATCCGCGCACCAATAAAGAAGATCGCGTTCCATTAAAAGATGCGGTAAATATGTTGGTCGCAAAGTCAAAAGCTTTGAACTATTCAGATGCCTATAAGTTGGTGCATCAACGATTTGGCATTAAGCATGTTGATGAGCTATCTTGTGACATGATTCCTTCTGCTGTTGAGTATGTGCATCATTTGATGGGGGAATATATCCCAAAAGCTGAATATATTGATCCTGAGTTAAAGGCATTGGAACTATTAGATGCTGATGCAACTAATAAGATTCATGATTGGATATGGAGCCTACAGGATGAAGTAAAAAGGCTTAATGGAGTGATACCTTCTTTTCCAGACTTGGATAGGGAAGCAATATCAAGGGCGGTGGTTAGTAGATTTATGACAAGCCACCGCATGCTTTTAACTTTAGATTCACTAACAAATAAACCAAGAGTCCAGTTTATTCCAAATAAATCTTGGATATTAACAGACGAAAATATTGCCAAGATTGTTGGTGACCGAGAAGGCCCTAGACGTGAAGTATTGCCAGACATTATGCATGCTGCTGCAACTAGATTGGCAAAGTGATTGAATCTAAAATTTAGATAAAATCTATCCTTTAATTTAATTTTAAGCTAACCTCATTAATTCCACTTAATGGGGTTTTGACGTGAAAAGAATAATTTTAGGATTAGTTGTGGGATTGGGTTTGGTGGGGTGTGTTACACCAAGTTATAATAGCATTCCAAGAACAAAGTCAGTGAGTTATCCAGAACTGAATCAAATTACTACTGCCAATGTTGGTGATCAGATGGTAGCTCAAGGCACTCTATATAATCAGGATGCTTTGGTTGTTAGCTCTGTAGAAAAAATTAGGGGCTACACAATTAACCCTGGTATTTATAATAAATCTGGAGATAACGAAAACGGATCTTTTTTTAGCTCTATAAGCACTTCAAGTATGCCAACAACTAACAACTTGCTTTATGATCCAGCAAAACTACTTCTTGTATCTAAAAGCAATCAATTATGTGTTGTGTCAGTTTCAAACTCGAAATATTGCGAAGACACTGCAAACTTTAAAATAAAAGAAGTCACAACTGAAAACAAAAACTCGTTTCAACAAACATTGATTTATAATGGAAAAATTGGGAATAAGATTAATATTGGGTATAGAGAGTTTTCAGGTGACTTTGCTAGACCAGCGTTCACTAACAATGTTGAATACGATTTATCAGAATCAAAACAGATTGGATACAAAGGTGCATTGATTGACGTTATTAATGCTTCGAATCAATCGATAACGTATAAAGTGATTAAAAACTTTAATAAAGTTGAGTAATTCGAATTTAAATATGCACACCAAAAACCCGCAAATGCGGGTTTTTTATTGCCCGGAGAAAAAGCAATGGCAGCATCTACAAGCAGATTAGTCATAGAAATTAGCTCTGAACAAGCTAAACGCAATGCTGAACTTTTGAATCGTGAGTTACAGAGCATTGAAAAAAATGGAGACTTTGCTACAAAGTCTATGGATGCTATGTCTGTTGCTACACGCTCTTTGGCTGCACAAATGACAGCATTGGTTTCGGTTGGTGCTCTCATTTCAAAGATGGACGCTTATACGAATCTCCAAAACCGCTTGAAGCTTGTCACAAATTCACAAACAGAGCTCAATAAAGCAATGAGTGATACATTTGATATCGCTCAAAGAACACGGCAATCGTGGGATGCTGCGGCACAGGTTTATCAAGGTTTTGCTAATAATGCTAAAACACTTGGCCTCACCATGGACCAAACAGCCAAACTCACTGAAACAGTATCAAAAGCTGTGGCTATCAGTGGTGCAAGCGCTGCCAGTGCAGAAGCAGCATTAGTTCAATTTAATCAGGCATTAAGTTCGGGGGCGCTAAGAGGAGAAGAGCTGGCATCTGTAATGGAGCAGACTCCAGCCTTAGCTCGAGCAATTGCTGAAGGTATGGGTATTACAGTTGGACAACTTCGCACTGTGGCGGCAACTGGTGCAATCACATCTGAGGCGCTGGTTAAAGCTCTAGAGAAAGCAAGCAAATCAGTAGATTCCTTGTTTGCCAAAACAGATCCAACAATTGGCCAATCATTCACGATGCTAAACAATGAAGTATCAAAGTTTATTGGTGAGGCGGGTAAGGCATCTGGTGCTGCTTCCTTAACAGCAGACTCAGTAAAACTTCTTGCCGAAAATCTTGATTTGGTGATTTCAAGTCTTCAGGTTGCAGGTGCTTATTATGTGGGAACTTATATCCCAGCCATATATGCATCGGTAGCAGCGGGAGCAGCTAAATCTAAACAACTCGTTGAGCAAACTGTTACTCAATATGGACTCATTCAGGCAGAAAAGGCAGCATCAGCTCAAGAAGTTTTAGGTTTAGAAGCGAAGTTAGCCGCAACTCAGGCTACCCGTGTTCTTTTGGTAGAAGAATTAAAGCTTGAACTTCAGCGTAAGAAAAGCCAGATATCAGCACAAGGTTCGATTAACTCAGAATTACGTATGGGTTTGCTTCGTCAACAGCAAGCGCAAATTAATGCAGAATTGACTGCAACTGAAAATGCGTTAGCTGCGGCAAGAACCAGAGCTACAGCCGCAAGTTCAGCTTCATTGGCTGTTGGTGGTCGTTTACTAGGTGTTTTAGGTGGTCCAGTAGGCTTGGGTTTGACTGTAGCAACTTTGGCAGGCTCTTATCTTCTTATGCGCGATAATGGGCTTGAAGCTAATGCAATGCTTAACGAGCAAAGTAAATATGCTCAAAAAAGCACTGAAGAGCTGAAATCTTTAGATAGTGCGCACAAGTCTGTCGCAAAAAATGACTTAGCCCAAAAGTTTAAAGAACAGAATGAAGAGTTAGATCGTCAGGCGCGGCTATTTGCGAATGCGATTGGTGAGGTTGCTCAGTACAACAATCAAATGGGTAATGGTGCCAAGGTTAGTTCTGACTTATATGCAATTCAAGCAGAGGTGCGCTCTGGCTCACTGAGTCTTTCCGAGGCATTAAGCCGCATCAATCAGATTGCCATGATTACCCCAGAGCAACGTGCTCAAATGGTTTCACAGATCGAGCAATACGACAAACTCTACGGCACTGTAAGCGAGAATGCAAAAGCACAAAAAGCCCTAGGTGTTGAGGTGAAAGTATCTGGTAATGCAGCCCAGAATGCATCCTCTCAACTTGATGGTCAGGCCAAGTCATTCAATAAAGTTGAGGAGGCTGCACGAGCTGCCAAAAGTGCTTTAGAAAACTATAGATCTGGCGCTTTAGCGGATATTAAAGAAATGTCGGCTAAAACAACTTTGCTTATGAATAGTTCGCTCTCCAATAACCAGATTGACTATTTAATGAAGGCTTTGAAAGCGCTTAATTATGATCCGAAACTCACTGGAACAGATGAAGCGAAACAGCTTTTTAACTTGGCATTGCAGCAAGCCAAAATCAAAGATACTGAAGACAAATTAACCGAGTCACGTAAGGAGTCAACCAAGCAGCTTGAAAAGCAGCAGCAAATACTTCAAGTGAATGCAAAGGTTTTGGAGGCATCTCAAAAGTACAATTTTTCAGGGCTTGAATCTAAATATGGCCTGCCAAATGGTTTATTGGCATCAGTAATGATGCAGGAAAGCAAAGGTAATACTAATACTTACAACAAAACCACTGGAGCGACAGGTGCGTTTCAGTTTTTATCAGGAACAGCTAAGCAATATGGTGTAAATGATAGAACCAGTATCAGTCAAGCAGCCGAAGGTGCCGCTAAATACTTCCAGTATTTGCTTAAGTTGTTTGGAGGTAATCTAGAGAAAGCAATTCGTGCCTATCATGCTGGTGAAGGTAATGTGCAGCGTGGTACTGGCATGGGTAAAGTGAACGATGGCTATGTAAAGAACGTCTCAGGTTATTTGGCCGGAATTAATGGATATTCAGGATCATCAAAAGATTTTGAATCGTTTATTGATGATCAGTTCAAGTACGCACAAAAAACTTTGCAGGAAATCGATAAGCTTAAAGCTGACTATGGTAATGCTGACTATCTTCGACAAAAGGAACATGAGAAGCGTGTTGCTGATCTCCAACAACACGGTTTAAGTGATTTGGTGTCAAAAGAAAATGATCGTTATCAAGCTGAAAACAATTTATCGAAGCTTCAATTTGAGTCTCAGGTAAATGGCTGGAACTGGGTGGGTGATGAAAGGATCCGCAAAGAGGCAGAAGTAAAAAAGGCTGCAATTGATGCGACCAACGACTTAACTGACCAGCAAAAGTTGATTGCCAAGGCTGGCATTGATGAACAGGCCAAGTATGAGATAGATGTTTACAAGCGCACTCAGCAGGCCGAACTTGATGCTTTCAACCTTGCAAATACAACTGAAATGGCGCAAGCAAAGCAGAAACTCATGTACTACTCAATGGATCAATCTCAAAGACAGGGTTATTCATTATCTTCAGAAGAAACTACAGCATACAATGCTAATGATCAGAATCTCTTAGATAAAAATAAGAGTTATGAAGAAGATCTGAAGAACCGCTTAATAACTCAGCAGACCTATGACAAGCTCATTGAGGATGCTGTTAGAGTCCATGAGGAGAATAAAGCCGCAATTCAAGCTGAATATTCTGAAAAATATAAGGATATACAATTTTCCCAAAACCAAACTCAGTTAAGCATGTATTCATCAATGATCTCAGCTGCTCAAGGAACTTGGGGAACCATGACGAGCATTATTAAGGACGCTCAAGGAGAGCAGTCAAATGCTTATAAAGCTATGTACTTTGCTCAACAAGTTATGGCTGCGGCACAAGCAGTTATATATGCAAATGTTGCATCAACAGCTGCATTGGCACCTCCGCCTATTGGGCTTGGACCTGTTGCCGGTATCCCACTAGCTACTACATTAAAGTTAACTGGTTATTCTAATGCCGCAATTATTATGGCTCAAACTCTTGCAAGCTTCTCAACTGGTGGCCATGTTCGAGGCTCTGGTACTGAAACCAGCGACTCGATTCCTGCAATGCTTTCCGACAACGAGTATGTCATTAAAGCCAAGTCTGTTCGTAGTTTAGGTGTTGATACTCTGGACTACATAAACCGTATGGGTGAGCTGCCAGTTAAACGCGCTTCAGGTGGATCTGTAGGTGATACTTCCAGTTATATTGTGGACCGATACAGTGTTATTGGAAATCAAAGCACTTCAAGTCAACCCACGATCAATGTGTACACGCTACCCGGTGAGACCGCTGATGTCACTCAGAATAGCGATGGCTCGCTTGATGTGAAAATCCGAAAAATCATTGATGAACATGTGCCGAGCGCAATGAGCAATCCAAGCTCTCGTATCAGTAAATCAATGAGTCAGAACTATGCAATCAAACGCCAAAGATAAGGAGCATGTATGTATAAACTTGGAATATGCGTGCAGCAATCTGGCTATTCTGCAAAGCTGGGTGATGATACGGATATGATCAATCTGGGAGGTGGTTTGGGTCGAACCTATATCGCCACTAAACGCAATGCACATAACGTGAATGTAAATTGGGTGCTTGAACCATTGCAGTTTCAATCCTTAATGGCATTCTGGCGTTTGTATCAACATTCACCCGATCCATTTCTGATTGATCTCATCATTGATAGTCCAGAGCTTGAAGAATTTCAGGCTCTTTTTATACCTAACACTTTCAATTTTGATGAAAAGAATGGGCTGATATTTAAGGTATCGGCTCAACTTCAGGTCAAGAAATTAAAACGTGATCTGAGTATGGATGAAATTATTGTGATTGGTGGTGATCTAAGTTGGGTCAATGAACTTGATGAATTGGTAAATGTGGCATTGCCGAATGCTTTAGGGGTATCAAATGGCTGATTCTGACTACGCTCAGTTTTTTCTTAACTCGAAACGGTCAATTTATCGAATCGAATGTGTAGAACTGATGCATCCATCTTTCTCAAAAGTCTATCGAATAACGCCCAGTGACGATGACGGTGTCAACGTAAAACATAACGCATCTTCGGATGCGTTTTTTTATGAGTATTTACACGCCAGTATTGAACGATCAGGCGTGATGGGTGATTTAGATCAATCTATCACTGTGACGATAGCAGGCTTAGGTGATGTATTACCTGATGAGTTTGATCGAATAGCCAACGGTGAATTTACCAAAGAAAAACCAATCATTAACTATCGACTGTACTCAAGTGACAACCTAAATAAACCAGAGTTTGAGTTACTCGGATTGCAGTTAAATGGCGTTGCAGAGAAAGACAATCAAGCTGTGTTTAAAGGGGAAGCGCCTAAGCTGAACACTGCTAAGACAGGTGAGATATATAGCCTTGATGAAAATGATTGTCCTGATTTAAGGGGGGCACTATGAGCCACAATCATCTGCTGGACCGTATCTATCACAAAGATAATTACAACTGCGTTCACTTCGTGAATGAAGCTGCAATGGATCTATACGGTATTGATCGATCTGAAGCACTGGAGCCTTTCATGCGTGCAATCAGCAATCGAGAGTTTCTACCTTCCAGAATGCGAATGCTTGATTTCTTACCAATGCCAAAAGAAGGCTGTGTTGTGGCGTTTCATCCTATAGATCGAAACAATGGTCCGCACGTGGGTTTATACCGGATGGGCAAAGTTCTACACATTATTGATTCTGGTGTGCACTGGATGCCGATTGAAGTGATTAAACGCATGGGATTTAATCGAGTAAGTTATTATGATTAAAGTGATTTATAAAAGTGATGCACTTTCTCGCGAATCAAAAATTTATCAGGCCAAAACGATTGGCGAATGGCTAACACAGCATTATGAAAAAATGCCTGAGCATTTAAGTATCTTTCATACTTTCTCTAATGCGGATTATGCAGAAATCTCGTTTGCAAATGAGGTAACACCTCATACATCTGTAGATTTGAAATGCCTTGATCTCATGCCGGGTACGTTTATCGTGATTGAGAATCCGAAAGCTCCTGCTATCTGGATTCCGCTTGTGATTTCTTTAGTGATTGGCGTTGCAACGTATTTTTTAATGCCAACGCCAAGCGTAGCTGCTACAAATGCCAATAATCAGAATGCTGCCTCACCGAATAATGAATTATCGAGCCGACAGAATCAGACACGTATCAATCAACGCAAACCGGATATTTTTGGGGAAGCATGGTCAACGCCTGATTTGCTTGCAGTGCCTTACACAGTCTATGAAAACAATGTGGAAGTGGAATATCTAACAGCTTTCATCACACGCGGGTACTGCGAGATCAAAGAAGCCTATGACGGTGATACCCGAATTCGCGATATTGCTGGTGCAACAGTTCAGGTCTATCGACCAGGTGTAAATATTGTTTCTGGCAATCCATACTACCGTGTTGGATCTAGAATCACAGCTGAACCATTGGGTGTTCAAAAGCAAACATCTGTAAATGGGCAAGTGCTTCGACCATCGAATATTGAAACAATCACAGGTGATAGCAACATTGGGTTCTCATCTCCGAATGAGATTGTATTGGCGCCTAATACTCAGCTTGATTTTACCGACTCATTCAGTAGCAACGACACGATTGAAATCACCAATGCGTCTTTCAATATCGAAACAGTTGAAAATGGGGCGACTGTAACCACACCCTATAATCTGGCAGGTACATATCCAGTACTCTCAGTTTCTAATGATCGAATCACGCTCTCTAATCCGTCGGCGATCAATCCGGCTTGGGATCAGCTCGATAATTTAGAAAATGGTATATCACCCTATATTTCACCAACAATTAAGTCGGTGAGCGAAAAGTGGATTGGCCCATTTATTCTAGATAATCTTGATCGAAACATGATCGTAAGTAATTTTGTGGCCACCAATGGACTGTATTTGACCAATGGTAATTTTCAGTCACCAGTTAACGTAACAGTCGAAGTTGAAGTTACCCCAGTGGATGAAAATGATCAGGATATTGGATATCCGATTCTTAAGTCAGTTGTTCTAAAAGGATCGGCAACTGCCCGTGAAACTGTAGGTATGACACTATCAATTTCAACATTTCAGGGGCGCTGCAAAGTTCGGGCTCGTCGCGTCAATCAGACCGATAAGGACTTTCAAGGTACTGTCGTTGATGATGTGAAGTGGTCAGCACTGTATGGCGCGCATCCGCTAAAACGTCCAGTTTATGAAAATGGTACGGTTGTTCGTGCCAGAACATATGCAACTGCGGGCGCTTTATCCGTCAAAGAGCGAAAGCTTAATTTACTGGTTCAGCGAGAATTGCCGACTTATGAAAATGGTGCAATGACTACGGCCCGACAAGCGACATCTAGTTTTGCTGATGCGTTAGTTTCATTGGCCACAGATCCAAAAATTGGACGCATGTCTTTGGATAATCTAGATTTAGATAATATCTACGAGACTTATCATGACATAGTTGATTATTTCGGAACACCTTTGGCAGCCGAGTTCTGTACTACGCTTGATGATTCAAATGTGTCATTTGAAGAAATAGCCAAGATGATTGAAGATAGTTGCTTCCTAACGATCTATCGTCAAGGCACCAAGCTTCGCGTCTTTTTTGAGAAGCCAAGTGACAATTCATCGCTGTTGTTTAACTTCAGGAACATTATCCCCAAGACATTTGAGCCTTCACGAAATGTAGGCATTACCGATGATTTTGACGGGCTTGTCTACGAGTGGACTGATCCAGCCGATAATGGCCGTATTAACATTTATCTGCCTGACCACAATGTAATGAACCCGAAAGAGATCAAATCGGTCGGTGTTCGCAACAAGTGGCAAGCACATTTCAATGCTCATCGTATCTTTAACAAGATGGTTTATCAGACTGAAACATTGAAATTCGAAGCAGCTCCAGAATCAGAGCTTTTGATACTCAAAGAGCTTGTTTCTTGCTCTAGAGAAAGGGGTGCATCAAATCAAGATGGCGAGGTAGAACATCAAGATGGCCTGATTCTTGAATTATCTCATCCTGTCGTGATGCAACCTGATACTAATTATGCAATCTATCTGCAAACAGTTGATGGATTTGTTGACATGATGATGGTAGAGCGCGGTGAAGATGAATACTCGGTCAAACTAAGCCGATTGCCCAATTCGCCAATTTCAACCGATCCTAAAAATCAGGTCAAAGCAACCTATACGATCATTGAACAAAGCAAGGCTAAATCCTTATCTTATCTGGTTGCTGAAAGAACACCTGCTGGCAAGAATACCAACAACGTAACGTTGGTAAATTACTCTGCACGCTACTATCAAAATGATGGTGACTTTAAAGCAGAACCACCAATCGACGAGACGCCAATCTACATTCGCTATGATGTGCTTGATGTAAATCTTGCAAATCTATACCGGATGCAGCGTGGTGAATTACCGACCACAGGTGATGTATATTTTGAAGTAAGCGCGGGAGTGTTTGTATCTAGCTCAAGTGCATATCGCCCAGAGCTTGAAAATGTTTATCGCTATAAGTCACCGTATGCGCCTGGGGGTGGCGATACCACAACATATTTTAGAACTTTCCCAGCAAGAAATGAGATACCTGCCATTACTGTTGGTGAGTGGCCACAAAATGTGAATATTTACCTCACAATTAAAGGTGATGTGGTGGGCCGAGGTGGTGATGGTGGTTTGGCTCAGCATAGCATTGGTGCGACCTCTCAAGATGATTCATTACTCACGAAAGTTAGACAACAGAGAAACGGATATCGAGGGGCGCCTGCTATTTATAATGATCATGGTAGGTTCAGTTTGATTGTTGATGGTGGCACTGTTGCGCGTGGTGGATCTGGTGGCGGAGCATCCCCGGCAGGTTATTCAACCGCTTTAAACTATGCCATAAATGGCTGTTGTGGTGGAGGTGGTGCACCATTCGGTCAAGCCTTATCTGGTGTTTATCCTGAGCTTGAATATGATTCAGATAAAGTTTACTGGAAAGATATGCGCGTACCGAATACAGCAGTTGCAGGCAAGACTCTTGGGGGTACTGGTTATTCAAGAGGTTACGATGGTAGTTATGGCTATTCATCTGGTACATCTGGAAACGGTGGAGTATGGGCCCAGCAGGGCACAAGTTCTAATAACTCGACTGTATCAGGCGCTTTTCAGAGTTATGGTGCACCGGAAGGTCAACCCGGAGAATTAGCAGACTCAATCACTGGTGTAGTGCCCTTATCTATCCAGATCATTAATGGTGGTCAGGTTCTTTAAACAAATTAAACTAATCCAAAGCACTCGAAAGAGTGCTTTTTTATTGCTTGGAGAAAAAAGCAATGGCTGATGAAATAATCACAAAGCAAGAGCTTATTGATGCAAAGCCTGATGTTAAAAACTTGGGCGAAGCTGCTAATGGTAATGAGACGGGTATTGTTACGCCACGATATGGTGAGCCATATCTAACAGCTCCAGCTGCAATAAAAAAAATCATTGATGCCGGAGGATTCAGACCGTTTTCCACTGAAGTTGAGTTGAAAGCTTACACTCCGACTTCTTCACCAGTGGCAGCTTATGCCTTCGACACAAAAAAAGTGTGGTTGTGGAAGCAGATAAGCGCAGAAGGTATTGAACCAAAGGTTTTTGGTTGGATCGATGAGGGCACAAGTGCGCTTGATCAGGCGAAAGACTACTCAGATTTTATATCAAGCTTTGTTGCTACTTATAAATCAAAAACATTTAATCTGCCGCTTTCATCTTACGATGATTTAAATTCTGGACTTTTGTTTATTGATAGAAACAAAAAAGTTTTTGTATCTATCGACTCGAACGGCCAAATAATTAGTCAGAAAAAATCAGTTAAAAACTACAAAATACCACTTTTGTCATTTTCAGAAATTATTGATCCGAAAAAGATAATATTTTCAGATCAATATCTTAGATACATTTCATTGACTGATAATAGTAGTGTTGAAAAGCAAATTAAGTCTTACAAGACTCCTCTTTTTTCATTCAGTGAAACTAAACTAGATCGAGTGTACTTTGTGGATAAAGACTTTAGATATTATGAAAACCCTAGTGCACAAGTTGAAAGCATAAAAACTAGACTCAAAAAATACGCGACGAATAAGTTAAGTATTTATCAAAAGGGTCAAAATAAAAACTATATCGAATTTAATTTCGAAAGACAAATATATGCTTTCGACGGGTCAACGGATCCGAACAACATGGACTGCTGGCGCATAAATCAGTGCTATGAGTGTGATGAGTTTTTTAACCGAATTAGAAGCATTGCAAATAATGGCGCGTGGGAATGTGCGATCAAAGAAGCATCCAATACACCAGATTTTGTTGGTACGTTCCACGGTGACGATGTTCTAACTGAAGCCTATTTCTTTGTGAATGGTATTTATTACGATCAAGATTCGATTTTTGATATCACTAATTTCAATCAATTCAGCTTCGTTCAAAAGGGTGATCTATATCATTGTAATACTCAAACTAAGCATGCTGCTTATGTTCGCCATTATGAGTGGCACAACGTCGGTTTTACACTTCAGCAAAGCTTAAAGTGGCTTGATACTTCGCCAATTCGCACAGTTTTTGCCGCAATGATCCCGATTCGCAGGAAAGTCAACGACAATGACACTGGCGATCAAATCACAGACACAATTTTAAGAAGCTACAAAACAGAAACAATGCTTGAAACTAGACAGAATTACGACTCATCAGAGCCAAGCGTAAAAACAGTTTTTGGCAAGTCTGGGATTGCGAAAGTGTGGTCTAAGATTTCAGGAATTAGTGCAGGCTTTGAAGTGCTAGAAGCCACAGAATTGCCAGGGGCAAATTTCACAACAGTTCCACGCCTTCAATATAACAAGCTTTATTACGACGTTGTTGGGATGAGCGACATCACTGATAGTTACAGTCCATCTGTAAATGAAACATGGACATATAAAGTTAAATTTAACGTATCTACAAGCAACTAATTTTTTTTTGGAGCAAAACATGACTACAGTAGTTCAATTTACAGATGCGACTTTTGATTCAAGCCTGCCAACACTAGCTATTAATGACAACGATCTAAAGTTAGCGGCTGTTAATTCGTTAACTTTCTGGCTTGATCCTTTGCCTGCAATGCGATCAGCAAATAATTTTAAAGATAGAATTGGTGGAAAGTTAATCAAGCCTGCTTCCGCTACTGGAGACTATCCAGTTGCATCAAATATAAATGGGGGTGATGCACTAAGTCTGAGTAACGCGGGAGTAATGCCTTATATTCCAGAATCCGGTGCTGAGTTCGCATTAAATCAAAACGAATGGACAGTAGCGTTTGTTATCAAGCGTGATGCTTCTGATGCGGCTGTGTCGACATTAACTGGTAAATACGGTTCCGCTCCTGTTGCTTCTGATCGCATCTTAAATATTGGTTTCGGTTCAAGTGGTGACAATATTCGTCTGTACCGTGGAACAACAGGAAATAGCGGTGATGTGCGATTGAGCTCGACTGGGGTTTCGTTTCTTGGGCAGACAAGAATAGTAATGATCACATTTAATACAACAACTGGACTTAAATTATATATCGACGGAGTTTTAAACGTATCGAATGCGACAGACAAGGACGCATTGACCAGCGGTATTTTTCAATTCCTTACAAATGGAACAGGAACAGCAGGGGCGGCAGGTTCATTTAGCGGCTTGCTTGGATCTTTTCTTGCGTTTAGTGCTGACTTATCTTTAGCGCCACGCTTACAAGATAAGTTAATTGTTGAGAATTACTTTAAAACAAAATACTCAATCTAAATGAAGCCCCATTTAGGGGCTTTTTTATTGCCGAAAAAATAAAGGGGGCGTTATGCCAGAACCTACAACATCAAGTAGTGCGGGCTTCGGCCTTGCAACAAATTTAGCGGGTGGGAGTGTCGCAGTTTTGGGGGGATTTACTACAACAGAGTGGATGGCGATCGTTGGTGGTCTTTGTGCAGTTATTGGCTTGCTGATTCAAGCATGGTCAACGATTCGTAAAGATCAACGTGATCAGCAGCTACATAACAAGAAAATGAAAAATAAAGGGTGCTGTGATGACGAATAAAACCAAGTTTATGGCAGTTGGTCTGGTCGCTTCGGCGGCTTTTTTTACGTCTCTAATTGGCTATGAGGGTTACTCATCAAAGCCATATAAAGATTCAGGCGGGGTTGCAACAATCGGTATTGGTTCGACAAAATATGAAGATGGCACAAGTGTCAAAATCACAGATAAACCAATAGATCAGAAGCGTGCAGTACAAATCGCACAAGCACATATCTCAAAAGATGAGCAAGCATTTCGTAAGTCGCTACAGGGCGTAAAGATATCTCAAGTTGAATATGATGTGTATTTAGACTTCATGTACAACTTTGGCCAGAGCAATTGGCGCTCTTCTTCGATGTTATCGAACTTAAAAGCCGGGCAGTACGTCGCTGCATGCAAGTCATTGCTGAAATGGAAATACGTTGCAAAGCGTGATTGTTCGATTCGAAGCAACAATTGCTATGGCGTCTGGACACGGCAAGTTGATCGTTATGAAAAATGCATGGGGGCCAATTCATGATGCAGTTATACGTCATCTTAAAATACTGGCGAGCAATCATCATCGGACTGCTCGCTTTTTTATTGCTCATTACATTGATGCTTCTGAACATCAAAACTGGAAAGATAAAAGATGCTGAAGCGAAATGTCAGCAACGTATACAAGCAATCGAGCAAGCACAGTACAAAGCATTGAATGAAGCAAATGCAAAAGCAAATCAAGCGAGCGCAGACTATGAACAACTCAAATCAGAGCGACAAGCAAAAGTCGAAAGTGTTACACGTACAGTGCAAAAGATCGTTGAGCGTCCTATGTATTTCAATAGCTGTTTTGATTCTGATGGGCTGTCAGAGCTCAACAGCCTTATTAAGGCAGGACATACCGGCGAATCTAAAGCAGGAATGCGCTGAATTACAAGAATTAAAGGACACAATGGGTAAAGCGGTATTGCTCTGGTCTGTTGATACTGTTGCTAAATACAATGAGTGTAAAGCAAGGCATAGGTCGCTGGTGAAGGCCCTCGAATGAGGGCTAATGACTTTCAAGAATCTCTTTAGATCGTTCTATCATGAAGTTTTCATCAAGATTAAAAGACTTGGCAGTTTTCATATTATTAAAATAGGACAGTGCACAATCTTCAGCTAAAGATAAATCCAAGTTACCGTTTAGATCGCGAATGCAATAATTGAAATCTATAGCATCTTTGATAACTGACATATCTACAAAAGTATCGTTAGGATATTTTTCCGATAACTTAAAGAACTCTTCTTTATATGCAGATAAAAGACCCATAATTTCATTATCGGACATTGAATATAAATATTCTGAAAAAGCATCATTAATATAAGCTTTGCCCTTGCGCTTCATCTCTTCAACAATGATCAAATGCCGTTGTTCTTTAATTTCAAGAAGTGCGCCTTGCATAGCCATTAAGCGACTTTCTAAAATCTTTTGAATATCTGACCAAACACCGACTGGTATAGGTTTTTTACCTGAAAGCCAATCGGTAACTGTTGGCCTTGCCACAGGTAAAGCATCGGCCAGCGAAGCCTTCCAAGAATTACCAAATGCAGCAATTCCAAATTTTTCAAGTAATTCAATTTGATTAATCATTTATATCTCACCAAAAAATAAGGCCCATTTCTGAGCCATAAAGATTATTTCTCTACCGCGTTCCATGCTGAAACAACAAGTGAAAATTTTTCGCCATAAGCATTCGAAGTCTTAATAATTTCTTCCATAACTTCTTTACTTACGACTACAGCATCTTTACCAATAGCAACTTTAAGACTGCGAGGTGAGTAGGAGACAACTTCACCGTTTAATAATGTATTAAAAGATTTAGCGAATGGTTTGGCGATTTTGATAGTATTCATTTTAAAAGCCCTTTGCTTTTTGACTGAGACCCTTTGTCCCTGTCTATGATTTAAATATAGACTAATTATAATTAGTCGTAAATAGAATTTTAGATTATTTTTTTATTCTTTTATTCCCGCACCACTTCAACATCTCTAATTCTCCTCTTGAATCGATATGTATCAGCTTCACCACGGCTAGAAAACCACTTCGCGTTATCCTTATCTTTTAAGAACCGGTACTGTGTCATATGCATTGCATCGATATCTGAATAGTCTTGGTATTCTTCGTGCGTGACAGTACCCACGTGCAGATATAGATCGCCTTTTTTGATGTAGAATCTTTTCATAATTAACTCCCCCAGCTATCAACAATATCAGCCCAGTCTTGCAGCATTTTTCTGCGCTCATCTAAATACTGAGAATGATTGTAAGTACCACGGATTGTGTTTTTATCGACATGCGCAAGCTGTAGTTCAATATGATCACTTTCATACTTTTTACTATGTAGAATTGTCGAAGCAGTGGCGCGGAAGTCATGACACGTCAACTCTTTGAGACCCATAGAATCCAGAGCTGAATTGATTGTTGACTTGTTCATAAGCTTCGACTTATCAAAAACGCTTGAAAACACTAAGTCACCATTTTTAGTTTGTTCGTACTGATTTTTCAATACATCATAAACTTGCTGAGATATCGGTACCAAGTGAGTTCGGTTCATCTTAATGTTGCGCTGACCTTTTTTTAATTGCTCAACAGATGCAGGCGGTATTGTTATCAACATCTCGTCAAAATCAATCCAATCCCACCGCAGGCGCACAACTTCAATCGATCGCATCATCGTATAGATTGCTATCTTAATTGCATTCTTGGTTGTTGCTGCACCTTTGTAATTTTTGAGAGATTCATGAAACATGGCCATTTCATCGGGCGTCATAGGGCGCGCACCATCTTTGGGCGGCTTCTCAATAGTTCCTTTCAGTGAAGAGATTGGATTGCTGTCACGTTTAAGCGTTGCAACAGCGTAGTCAAAAACTTGACCGACGATCTGCCTATTCCTAATTGCTGTGGACTCACCAGTTCCGTAGTTTTTTTGCTTCTTAATCCGTTTAAGCGTCGAGTCCTGCATTGCCAGAACATCCGCTGCGTTTACTTTCTTGATGTCTTTATTGCCAAAAGCAGGGAAGATGTCTAAACGAAATGATTTCTCTACATCTAAGCGATAACCTTCGGATCGGCTATCCTTGCGCTTATCGAACCATTCATTTGCAATTTCTTTAAATGATATCGGCTTTTGAGCTTTGGCTCGTTCGACAGCTTCCTTTTTATATTCAGATGGATCAATGTTCTGATCAAGTAAAGCTTTCTGTTCAAGTGCTTTTTGACGTGCCATTGCTAAAGTAACAATAGGGTACTCGCCCAGTGTGACCATTTTTGCAGAACCAAGAAAGCGATATCTAAAACGCCAGAATTTTAGACCACTCACTCGCACTTCAATGCAAAGTCCACCTTGGTCAGCTACTCTGTAAGGCTTATCTTTTGGCTTGAGCTGTTTGATCTTAGTGTCATTGAGCAT